TGATGAATCAAATGTTTCATCTAGCATTAATAAGTTAGTAGCCACTGAATTTTTCATCTTGGCTATTTGTCTCCACGTAAACAATAGTGATAGATCTATTCTTTGCTTTTCACCTTCACTAAATGATTCATAGATAAAATCGTCTCTATGCCTTGACCTAATAGTTTCTTGAAAGTTTTCATCTAAATCAAACTGAACGTAAAAGTCAAGTACTTGAAGATACTGATTAACTAATTTATTGATGGCTGGCAGATATTGTTTAATAATCTTAGTTTTAATTCCAGTATCCTTCAACATTTCAGCTATGACACCGTTGTAATTAAACTGTTCAGACACCATAAGCTTTTCTTCAAACATATCTTCTTTATTTTGATTTAGATCAGTTAGTTCTTTTTTCGCTGTGTTTAGATCAGCAGAAACATCTTTATCTAGATATTTTCTATAGTCGGCTATATTACGCTGTAATGATGAGATCTCCCTGTTGTTTTCAGAGAGTTTAGATACTTTATCTCGAAGCGATAGTAATATGCCGCTGGTCTCTGCAATCTCCGCTTCCACGCCCGTTCCTTCTTTTCCAATAGACTTAAGCGTTGTTTTATTGCGATCTTTCTCTTCTTCGCACTGGCTGAGTATAGAACGTTTATGCCCGTCTGCCAAGGCTTGGTCGCATACGGGACACGTCTCATTCTCTTCGAAAAAAGAGATGCGGGTATCGACGTCGGAAATCCTCGTTTGCGCATCCTGACTTCTGAGTAATAACCCCTGCCTCCTATCCTGTAAAGTGTCCATCCTTTTTTCGGTTTCTTTAATAGCGTCGTCGAGACCCAAGCTAAGCTTACTATTCTCAGCCTGTAATTCATCGATGCTATTCTGCGTTCCAGATATCCGATGTTCATATTCTTTTCTATTCTCTTCTGTTAGTGCCGTAATATCTCTAATGTATTTTGTTTGTTGATCAATTTTAGATTTTATCAACTCTATATCGTGACCAACTCTTTTCATCTTTTCTTTTAAGATGCCGTTCTTTTCTCGTAAGATAACATTCATCTTTGAAAAAATGTTAATATCTAAAAGATCCTCGATAACATCTCTACGATTTCCAGCATTAAGTTGCATAAAAGGAATGAAGGAGGAAGAACCTAGAACAACGACCTGATGGAAACTCTTGTGATTGAGTTTCAAGATGTTAGACTCGAGGATCTTTTGATATTCATTGGCATGAGAAGATTGGTTAATCATCATGCCATCTTTCCATATCTCAAAGATAGTTGGTTTTATACCTCTAATGATATGAAAATTAGATTGTCCAATAGTAAATTTAACTTCTACTACGCATTGCTTTTGATTAATAGAATTTACGAGTTTACTTTTGTTGATATTTCTATGAGGTCTACCAAATAAAGCAAATGATAACGCATCCAACATAGTGGACTTACCAGCTCCATTTTGACCTACAACAAGTGTAGACTTATTTCTATTAAGTTCTATTTCTGTAAAGCTATTACCTGAGGACAAAAAGTTTTTATAACGAATAGTTTTAAATATAATCATGCTATTTCAGTTGCCTGTGCTTCAGTCATAAGTTCTCGCATTTGAACTTTAATTTTATTCTTATCTAGATCTGTATCAACCGCTTCAATATAAGAGTCTACTATTTCTGCTGTATCTTCAAAGTTCATGTTTTCTTCTTCAACATTAGTTCCCATAAACTCGTTAAAGTTTTCAGCAATCTTTAGTTCATATATCTCTTGATTTTGAATATTGTCGATAAATCTATCGAAAGTAAAAGGATCAGTCTTATTTATCACAATAACTTTTACAAACTTTTTATTAAACTTAGTCACGTCAAAAGTACTGTAATCATTTTTTTCATCGTCATATAATACTTTTTCAAAGATAGTATGAGGATTTCTAATTCTTTCTATCTCACGAGTTTCAGTATCTAAAATATGAAAGTACTTTGGATCATGCGCGTCATTCCAAAAGAACTCCATAGGATTACCTAAGTACCATATATTATCTTTTCTAGATGACGTATGAAAATGACCTGATAAAACCATTTCAAATCTTTTAAAGATCTTTGGGTTCATACCATGAACGTTGGTAATACCTCTCATCATCTCGAATCCTGTAAGCTCTAGATGAGCGCCAATCCAATCTGCTTGACATTCTTTAATAAAAGTCATGCATTGATCGTAGTTATCATTACATATCCACGGTACCAATCCTATTTTTAAAGAATCATATTTCATGACAGTAGGTTCCATAATAATATGTACTTCGTTCATGTAATGACCTAAACACTCTTTTAAAGAGTTAAGTTCATTAGTATTCTTAAAATAAGTATCGTGATTCCCAGGAATAATATCCATAGACATACCACGCTTTCTAACTTGATCTAAGAATACTCTTCTATTATGATTAAGTGCTTTAAAGTTTATAAACTTTCTGTGATCATAATAATCTCCTAAATGCAATATTTGTTTAATATCTCTTTTATCGCATTCCGGAAAAAATATTTTTGAGTAGAAATCTTCTGCATTTGCTAAGAATATTTCTGATGAGTTACGTATACCACAATGGGTATCATTTAGTATTGCTATCTTCATGCCATGAATTCACTTAAGTCTGAATCAGCTACTTTAGTCCTTTTTCTTTTCTTTTCTTCTTTTACGAGTTCTTTAATCTCACTATCAGTAGATCTAACTCTTTCAATTCTGTCTCTTAACGTATCGACAAAGTGTGTTGCTACTTGTTGACCGACATCACCTTGAGACATATCAACATCAATAAAGTTTTCGACTCCAGATTTTGTAAGATATTTAAGTTTGATTTCTTGTTGTTTCTTTTCTTTTGTAATACGTCTTAAAAATGCGTACCAAGTTATCTGCGTAAAGTATGCAAACGCATTTGGCTTTCCAGTTCTTGTTGCTGCTTCTAAGTTGTAGTTACCAATAGCTTTCAAACAATTTTCTACCGCATCCATTACCATTTCTTCGCGATAAGTATAACGAATAAAATTAGATTTATGAGATAAACCTTCCGCAATTCTTAAAAAACATTGCGCTATATAGTCTGGTACTTTTGGAATTTCGGTCCCGTCTTTACGAGATTGTTCTACGATAGTAACATAATCTACAACAGCTGACGAAAACTGAGCATTATTAACGTAGTGAATGCTTTTTTTACGTGCCATTTTTACCACCTTTCATAATATATTATACACCAAAAAAGTGTAAATGTAAATGATTATTTTTTTCTTTCAAACGTGAAAATACTTGTTTACAAACGCCCATTTTTATGATAGAATATAAGAGTAGTATGGGGAGGGAGGAATATACCTTTTTAATGCAACGTACCCTTTGGCTTAAACGGAATGATATTAGAGCCTAAATCAGAATCTGGATCGAAGTCGTCCTCACGTACCATGTGGCCGTACTTTTCAGCTAAAAACTGGTCCATCTCTTCTTCTGTCAGTTCTTCAACTGCATGCGCTATTTCGTCCGTATTGATATAAGCTTTTCTCTTCTTATTGCTATTTTTTAAATCTGCCCTTATCGAGTATATACAAGCTTTGTAATGCTTTAAAAGATCGGGCGAAGGATTGGAGGCAACAACAACATGAGATGAATTAAGAGTTTGTAAAGACTCTGGATCTTCAGTAAAAGATAGCCAAGGTCTAAAAGCAAAAAACTTGTATCCTCTAGCGTAGTCTTCTACAGTTACTATTCTAAGAGTTTTGCTTATAAGAATATCAGCGATATCGTCTTGAGTATCCCACTCTAAGACTTCGCAAACTATTTCTTCGTTATTAGTAAGTTTAAATTGCTTTATATTTTTCATAACTTTACTTTATAAGTTTTATGGTTAAATTTTTCTCGACCATATATTCTAAGTCTTTCATCTGCATGCAAGATACCAAAGTTCTTGCGAGACTTCCAAGATATGTCGTCAACAATGTCATAAAGAGTTGTTTCTTTACCATCATCTGTTTTCCTTAATCCTCTTCCAATACTTTGTAGTACTCGTATCTGCGATTTTGATGGAGAAGCGAATACGATATTATGTAGGTTCCTTATATTTATACCAGTACTAAACGTACCGAGTGAGGCTACTATAATGGCATTCCTCTGCTTTTCCACAATACCTCTAATTGCTTCTCTGTCAGAAGTTTCAGTCTGACCAGACACGAAAAAAACCTTGCGAGTTTCATGTGCTTTCTCCGTTATAAGTTTATGTAGTGGCTTTCCATGTTTCTCTACATAATTATATAGGACTAGTGTATTTCCCTTCAAGTCTAAAGTTAGATTTCTTATAAACTTATTTCTTTTTTCGTAAGTTACTATGTGTTCTATTTCTTCTTGGTAAGTTTTCTTTCCAAATTCTTTTCTCGTCTTGTCTTCGTATTCGAGGACGATTCTTCTAATGTGTAACTTAGCGAGCGTATCGTTATCTTGTAAGGCTCTCGTGCTGGTAACGCGGTATACTTTACCGAATAATCCTTGTAATACGAGTTCATGAGTTAGTGCTCCATCTAGAGTACCGGTAGTTCCAAATCTATACTCTGCTTCGGTACATTTATTCATAATAGTTGTTAATGACTTAGACTTAAATCCATGACATTCATCTCCAAATACTGCTCCAAATCTTGCAAACCAGTCTTTTTGAAATTTATATATTGACTGCCATGTACTAATAACAATTCTCTTATAAGTGTTCTTATCTTTTCCAGAATATATTCTATGGCAGTGTCTATCAACGTCATATCCATAAGTTTTAAAATCATTGTACATCTGTTCAACCAAAGAAGTAGTTGGTACAATAATTAATATATCTTGCTTTTTCTGTTCAAGTGAACATAACAACCATCTTGCAAGAACATAAATTATGAGAGACTTACCTGAACCAGTAGGTGATAATAATATTGAATTTTTTCTTTGTATTCCAGTGCACACGGCATCAAACTGATAGTCTCTTATTTCAAAAGGTAACTTTAAAGCTTCTATAAACTTCATCATAAAGTCTGCATTTACTGGATTACCTTCGTTTGGACTTCCATATTCAGTTTCTTCAATATCTATCTCGTATTCTCTGCTTTCAGCAAAAGATAACACTTGTGGCCAAAGGCCAGCTGGAAGCTCTCCAGTTATTTGATTGTATAGTCTAATCTTTCCGTCCCACATTCTGTTCTTATACGCCGGCATAAACCTGTAGCCAGGGACGTAAAAAGAAAAGAACTCTCTAAGTTCTGCACTTATGCTTCGATCGCATTCTAAAAATAAAGTCGCGTGATTTAGTTTCCGGATTCGAATTGTTTCCATTTGATTATGTTCGATATAGTCTGGTGCCGCCATTTTAAATTATCTATTATTTCTGTTAATGTATCAATAGTAGTTTTCCAATATTGAATTTTTTCTTCTGATTTTTGTATCTCAGGATCGCTATCGTAATAGTAATCCATTTCTCCTTTTAATATTTTTAATCCATCAAATGGATCTGGTTCCCATCCTTTTTCTTCTAAAGTTTCTCTATCCATTTTTCCGTTATAGTAAAGCCACTTATCCTTCAAAAGTTTTTTCTGTTCGAACTCTGCTCTCTTGAGAGACAATTTAGCTTCAGACCACATTTGAAGATATTTTGAATGTAATTTAGGAGTATTTCTAGAGGTGTCATCTAACGAGTGATTATCGATAACACTATCTTTTTGCCACATCTCGTGGACTTGGTTTAAGTCAATCATCTTGTTTCCATCATGTTTAAATTATATATAAGGTTCTTATGAACCAACAGTTCCAGTAACGTTAAACGAATCTACAAATTGTCCAGTCGTATTCTTAGTAAGCAAGTTAAAATAAGTAAATCTAAAAGAAGCACCAAACGTTATAAAAGCTTCTCCTCCTTGTGTAGAAGCGAATTGTATATCAGTTAAAGCAATAGGTATACAGTTAACGTATTGAATTCTTTTTATTGGATTATTATGACTCGATAAAATAGATAAAGTTATATCTGATTCAGCTGGTGGCTTTTCAGTCTTAGCTTTAAATCTATCTATCGGAGTTGTCATATCCTGATCTAGAACTCTTCTCATCCAGTTATGCATTTCAGTATACGATTTCATGTCTTCATCTAATATAATATTTATTAACAGCTCATTGTATGTTAACTTATCACCAATGAAAGGTACAGATGCTATCTTCTTATAGTTCATCTCAACTGGATTCATAATGACACCAGGGTGTGTAAAGTCCTGAACGAAAAACTCTAAATTTGGATAATTCTGTCTATCAATTACTGCCTTAAAATTAGTAGGTTGTAAGTAATTGAAATTTTTTGTAAGGTTCGCCATGTATCTATTTATATCGTTTGTAAGCAAAAAAAGGGGCCGGCGAACCGACCCCAGTGATTTTTTGCATTAAATCTAATTATGCACCAAGAATATTATCAACTCTGAAAATTCTGTAGTACTGATTAGTTTTAACAGCAGCTAATCCGTCTCTTCCAGACATAGAAGCTGTATCGACGAATGGGTTTGATACCATTCCATATCTGGTTTTAAAACCGATTTTTGGCTGGAATGTATTCTCACCAACTGCTCTTACCATTGTCAATGGTACGTATGGACAATAGAAGACACCTGCATCGTATGGATTTGTACCCTTATACCCTACGTTTACGTAGTCTGTATTTGCGTACGGGTCGATGTAGACTCTCATTCTGCCGTTCATTACGCCAGCAAAAGTATTGCCTGTGTCATCTACGTTCAAGTTAGTTGACATTGCAGGTGTATAGTCTAACATACCTGCGGCTGCTAGTGCTGATGCTACGTCAGATGAGCAGATCATAAAGTTACCTTTACCTCTACGTGTCTCTTTAGCAATTACGTTTGACTCTCTTTCGATTTGAAGAATCAAACCTTTAAACTTCTCAACTGACCATCTACCATCGGCATCTGTTTGTACGTTAAAGATACCGTTAACAGCGGTGTTAGTTTGAAGTGCGCCTGTCTTAGCTTGAGAGTTAATAGTTCTAATAACTTCTCTATTGATTTCAGCCAAGATTTCTGTTGACAGAATATTTGCCAACTCAGTTTCAGCGTCTAGACCATGAATTGCTTTAAGGTCTTGAGCCAATTCCAAGCTGTATTCTGCTTTAAGTGCTCTTGACTTAGCAGTAACAGTTGCTTTTTCGATGGTGAATCCCATTTCATGGAAGTCTGATCCACCGGTTACTCCAAGTGCTTCTCCGTCTGCAGTTGGCATACCGCCGGCGAAGATGTTAGTCAATCTTGCGTCGTCTGCAGTTGAGTCTGAGTCTAGGTTAGTTACATTCAAGCCTGAAGCATTATCGGAATCGTGTGTTCCTGCACTGTCACCTGAAAACTGAGTTTCAGCTTCGTTGAACAATGCTTCTCTTGCTGAAGTATTCCCGCCGCCATATCTTGACTTCATCGCGAAGATTAAGCCAGTTGGACCGGACATTGGCTGCACGCCGCAGACATCGTATGCCATCAAGTTTGGCATTGCACGTCTTACAAGTGCGATCAAGACCGGGTTCCAGTTTGCAGTGCTTGCGGTTGAGTTTGCCGGAACTCCTGCATTCTCTGAAATCATACCTTCTTCTCTAAGTGCGATTTCTTGGTTTTCGAGAATTGCTGCAGTTACGGCTTTTTTATGATGATCTGTAATCTTACCAGCTGACTCTTCGTCCAATACTGGAGACCACTTTTCGATCAACTTATCATATGATGCTGTATTTTGCATAGCTAGTGCTCCCGTTATTTGTTAGCAGTTTTCTTAATTGCGCTAAGGTATGATGCCATAGAACCAGATGTTTCCACTACTGGACCATCTTCTACTTCGGCTTCACCGCTAGCAGTATTTGTAGTCTTAGTAAAGTATGATTCTTTGACTGTTGCTACTTTCTTAGCGAAAGTTTCTTGGTCTTCAAAATCAATATTCTCTACCAAGCCTTTAAGCTTTTCAACCTGAGTTTCGGCTAGGTCTTTTGATGCTTCACGGATAACCGCTTCACGCTTGTAACCTTCCAATTCCTCGGCCATTTCGATTGCTTGACCAGTTGTGTCATTAAGCTTTTGCTCTAGCTCATCAACTGTTCCGGCAAGTTCGTCAACAAGGTCAGTTTTTCCTTCTGGTACCTCGATATATGACTCTGTAAATAGGTCTTTCAACTTATTCATAAAGTCTTCTGCAATCTCGGTTCTTAGACCATTTTGAATCGCCAACTTGTTTTCTGACATCCAGTTTTCAACTACGTAGTTTAAATAGCTGTCTACTTTCTCTACGAGGTCTGCTTTTGTCTGATCGACTTCTGCAGTTAATTCCTCATTAAACTTTTCTTCTAGCCTATCAATCTCGTCTGAAAGCTTTGATTGAATTGCAGCTTCAAAGATAGTTTCTGCTTTTGCCTTAAAATCGTCTGAAAGTGTAGCTTCTTCAGAGACCAAAGCTTTAAGGTCGTCTTTGAAATCAGCTTTGTAATCGATTGAAGGCTTATCTTCAATGATTGCTTCATCTTCATTCTCGACGTGATCCCTCATAACGCTGTTGTACATAGCTTCGACTTCAGCTTTTTTAGCCTTATTCGCCTTATGATACATTGCGTTAATCATTCCTGCCTTAGTTAACTTAGGCATTGGATCTTTTTTGGTGCTATCAGCAGCTGTTCCACCGGCCATCTTACGACTACCTGCAGTACCAGTTGCGTCACCAGCCTTGTCTACACTTGCGACTGATTGGGCTTCAGCATTCTTAGGATCGTGTTTTTGCATTTCCAAGATTTCCTCATCGTCTTCTTGGAGTTCCACGTCCTGATTTTC